GGTTTTGACTTTGCCACCTGCAACATAATTGTAATGGTAGGTAGGATGAGTGAGAGAAGTGGACAAGAAAGATTAGATGGGCTACTTGCCTCATCTGGTTCAACCTCAATTAAAGCCGCAGTTGAGGCTGATAAAACACTAAGCGGTGCAGTGCAAACTTTAAGAGTTGTGTCTGCATCACCAGGCACAATAACATCCGCTAATATTGACTACCTGAGTTATCAATATTCAGTGGAACTAATAGGTTAGAAAGGAAAAAACTCATGGCAATATTCATGGGCAACAAGGTAGCGGTGGTTGTAGGAACTACAACTATCAGCGATCATGTTTCTACTGTAAGTTTAAATAGAGAAGTTGAGGCAGTTACTATCACCGCCATGAACGATACAGTTCAAAATATGGTGGGTGGAGTTGAGGTTTCAAGTGTATCTATGGAAATTTTCAATGATTTTGCAGCTGCATCAGTTAATAGTTTGTTTGAAGATGCAATTGGATCAAAGTTAGCAATTAGATTAGTACCAGTAACAGGTACAGTTACAGCTACAAATCCAAGTTACAGTATGTCATGTCTTGTGACTCAGTGGACACCGATCTCAGGTGCTACAGACTCAGCTATGACTGCTAGTATAACAATTCCTGTAACAGCTATAACTAAGGCAACTAGCTAATAATAAGAAAAGGTGGGACATGCACAAAATTGAAATAACAAAGAAAGACGGCAAGAAAGTTACTTACGATCTTACGCCATCTGCAAAAGTCGCTTTTGAAGCGGAGTTTAAAACAGGATGGCGTAAGCGGTTAGGTGAGCTACAAATGGAGTCAGATTTGTGGTGGTTTGCTTGGCGACTTGAAAAAGATCTAGGCAAAACAGAATTGCTTTATGGGGATGATTACATTAACCAGTATGTTGATGTGGATTTACTCTATGACTCAAAAAATGGTTAGACCGACATGGACAGATATGGGAATTGGCATCTGTGTCGGTGGCTACAGGAATATCTCCCAAGGATTTATTAGAGGTTGATCCTGCAGTTTATATGGCCATAAAAGCAATTTTGCAGGAAAGGGCAAAACAAACTAAAACAGTAAGGCGTAGATAATGATCAATGCAGATAGACGGCTCAAGTCGATCTATGTTGAAAATTTAGATGCTCTGTTAGCAAAATTAAAAGAAATAGACCCAGAGGCTCACAGAATTTTTAGGCGTGAATTGCGCAAACAAATTAAACCTGTAGAGCAGTTAGCAAAAAAGTTTGTACCAGCTGAGGTGTTTCCAGGATGGCGCGATACAAAGCCTTATTATCCTGCAGCTTGGGGATGGGCTAAAGACACAGTTCATAGAGGTAGGACTTATGGCAAAACAGGTGAGTCTAGGTGGCAATGGTCGCAAGAGCAAGCAAGATCAGGCATATCAATAAGTAATGCAAAAACAAAAGTACAAAGAATTAAAGGCACTACTTTTGGTGTAACAGCTTTAGCACTTATGAATAAGTCAGTACCAGGTATAATTTATGAATTAGCAGGATCAGGCAGTACTAGGTCTAAAGCAAAAACAAGGCGTGTTAGCCGTAACCCAGAGGCCAGTAATTTATTTATAAAAAGAGTAAATGAAACAAGCGGTACAATTGCCTCAGATGGTAAAGGAAAAAGGTTAATTTACAAGGCCACAGCTGAAAAAGGTGAGCAGGCTCTTGCTAATATTGCAGAGGTGTTAAAAAAATATCTAGGCAAAGAATTTAGAGGTTAATCATGGCTTTAAGTAGCAATGTAGTCATAAACTTTTTAACCAAGTTTGATAAAAAAGGTTTAGAAAAAGCTACAAAAGAGCTAAAAGGTTTTGATGCTTTTATTGCTAAAAGCAAGTTTGCAGGCAAAGCCGCACTTGTTACAGCTGGCATTGCAGGCGTTATTGCAATGGAAAGATTGGCTAGATCCTCAATAAGAGCTGCCCTTGAACAAGAAAAATTAGATAAATCTGTTGAACAATCATTAAGATCAATAAATGAATTAGGCTCAATTACAGCTTTAAACACTTTTATAAGTGATGTAGAAAAAGCTGCAAACATAACTAAAAATGAATTGACACCTGCAATAAATGGTTTAATTATTCAAACTGGTGATCTAACAAAAGCACAAGATTTATTTAATATTGCAGTTGATACAAGTGCAGGTGCAGGTTTAAATTTAGCTCAAGTTTCAGATGCGTTAGGTAAAGCTAGTAGAGGTAATTTTAAAGCTTTAGGCGCATTAGGTTTAGGTTTTGATGCACTGACAGCTAAAGAAATTGGTTTAGCAGAGATCACAGATTATTTAACTTTAAAATTTGGTGGCGCGGCAGTAAGAGCTACAGAGACTTTTGGTGGTCAATTAGATGCTTTAAAAATTAGTGCAGGTGCAGCGCAAACAGCTTTAGGTGAAGGATTTATTACAGCTTTTGAAATTATTGCAGATGGTGGGGATGCAGCTGATTTTTTTGGCACTAAATTAGAACAATTGGGATTAAATGGTGGTTATATTTTAATTGGCTTGGCAGATAAAGTTTCTAAAATTACAGATGCTTTTGATGTTTTAAGTTCAAAATTTGAAGGCACTGCGGCTGGCAATCTGTTAAAATTTTTATTTACTACAAAACAGATACCTGTTATTGGTGGATGGTTAGAGGGCTTTGAAAATCTAGCTAAAGAAGGCAAAAAAATTGCAGAGACTACAGGCAAAACTTTAGAGCAAACAGAGCAAGAGGCTGCAATAGCCAAAAAACTTGCAGCTTTGCAAGGTAAATTAGACAAGATAGCAGCTGGAACTTTAAACAAACAGAAAAAATTAACAGCTGAGAAAAAAGCACAAGAGGCTTTAGATAAGAAAAAGGCAGAGCTTGAGGCTATGTTTGATATGGATCGCATTAACTTACAAGCTGCCTTGAGCCGCAAGTTAAATGCTGAGGATGAAATAAGAGTTAAGATATTACAAAAATTAGCTGATGGTACAAAGAGTGCAGTAGATGAAGCGCAACGCTATGCAGATGTTTTAAAAGTAATTGAGGATGGACAGATTACTACTGCAGAGGTAGAAATGTTAGCGAAAAAATGGGGCATGACTACTGAGGGTGTTTTATTATATTTACAACAATTGTTTGCAGCTAATGAGGAATTGCGCAAAATGTTGGCATTGCTAGATGAGTTAAGCAAAAAGAAATTACCTCAAGTACCTTTAGGTCAAACTTTTGAATACCAGCAACAACAATTTCAACGCACTACATCTGCAGCATTTCAAGAGGCAGTTTTGACAGGTCAAGCCCCTAATGTTTTAGGCCAGGAAGTTTTTGAAAGTTTGAGACAAGAGGGTTTAAATAGGGCTATGTCTGGATCAAGTGCTAGATATACCGCACAAGCTGTAGATTATTTTCAAAAATTATTTGATGTGCCGCGTATGGCAGATGGTGGCATTGTAAATCAGCCAACTTTAGCAATGATTGGTGAAGCTGGTGCAGAGGCAGTTATTCCATTAGATCGCATGGGTAGCATGGGTACAAAGGTAGTTGTAAATGTACAAGGCTCTGTTATCTCTGAGGGTCAATTACAATCTGTAATCCAAGATGTTTTGTATAACTTAAACCGAACTGGGGCGGTCACTCAGCTCACAAACTTAGGTAGATAATGTCAGCTGCAGTTTTAAAAGTAGAGGTAGATTTTTCTCAGGGCGCAAGTTTTGACCCAGCTCTTGTGCTTGATGATCCTGCCACACCATTAGATGTTGCAGTATTAGGTATTGTAGCGGCAGATGCTGTAGATATAACACCATTTGTAACTCAAGTATTTATTAGGCGTGCATTTAACAGATCATCTGACTCATTTACTGGTGGCAGTGCTAAAGTTGTCTTTGTTGATCAAACAGGTGAATTTAATCCTGCGAACACATTATCAGTTTTGTACGGCAAAATTAAACCTATGAGAAAGATTAGATTTACAGCTGAATTTAACAGTGTTAATTACAATCTAGGATCTTTTTATGTACAACAATGGGATTACAAAAGTCCTACAGGTTTTGACCCAGCCTATGTAACTTTAAATTGTGTGGATGGTTTTCAATTATTAAATCTGACTACAATAAATACTGTCTCTGGTGGCACAGCGGGACAGACAACTGCACAAAGGATTACAAACTTATTGGATGCTGGACAGTGGCCAATTGGTATGAGAGATATTTCAACTACGGCAACTACATTGGTGCAGGCAGATACAGGGGCATCAAGATCTTTACTAGGTGCGCTGCAGGTGGTAGAGCAGACAGACCTTGGGGCTTTATACATTGATGAAAGGGGCTTTGTTAAATTCCTATCGCGCAATGACATTATTACTGCATCAGGTGGCACATTGACTAAATTTTCAGATCAAGTGGGGTCAGGTGACATCACTTACCAGGCAGCTCAATTTGATATATCAGATTATCAGCTTATAAATAAAGCTGAGGTTACCCCTACTGGGTTGACAACTCAGGTTGCATCTAATACTGACAGCATTGATGATTACTTCCAACATAGCAGAATTAGATCAGGCATTATGACTACAGAGGCAGATGCCCTAAACCAGGCTTTAATGATTGTAGCCTCACGCAAAGAGCAAGGGGTAGATCTACAATTAAACGCCTTGACTGTGGATGCTTATTCCTCAATTGATCCAGCTAGAGTAACTGCAGCTTTACAGTTAGATATATTTAACCCTATAGAGGTTACCCAAACTCTGCCTGCAGGCAATGTAGTAACTCAGAGCGTAATTGCGGGTGTCCAATATGAAATAACACCAAGTAGTTTTTTAGTAACATTTACTTGCGCTCAACCTTTTGCAAGTGGGTTTGTGCTAGACTCATTAGTAGATGGAATTTTGAGTGAAGACAGCTTGTCCTACAACTAGGAGATAATCAATGGCGGGTGCTGGTTACAAATTGTTTAATACTGGTGATGTTTTACTTGCCAGTGAAGTAAATACCTATTTGATGCAACAAACAGTAATGAGTTTTGCAGACTCAGCCGCCCGAACCACTGCATTATCAGGTGTGTTGGCTGAGGGTATGGTCAGTTATCTTAGAGATACAAATGTGGTTGAAATTTACAATGGATCAGCCTGGGCATCATTAGATGATCCTAATGCTATTCAAAACACTATCGTTGATGCTAAAGGTGATTTAATAACTGCAACAGCAGCAGATACACCAGCTCGCCTAGCAGTAGGATCTAATGGCGACACACTTGTCGCGGATAGTTCCGCAACTACAGGTTTGCGCTACACACCAACAGGTTTGAGCAATCCAATTATCAATGGCGGTATGGATATATGGCAAAGAGGTACTTCTTTTACTGTTGGCAATACTGTTTATCTTATGGATAGATGGTATAACACAGGCGATACCAACTTAACAGTTACAAGAGACACAGATGTTCCAACTAATCCTTATTTTAATTATTCTGCTAAATTGGTAGGAACTGGAACTCAATCAATAAGTCAAAAGATTGAATCTGCTAACTCTGCTAGGTTGGCTGGGCAGGTAGTTACTATTTCACTATATGCTAAAAAAACTAGTGGTACTGGTGCCTTAAATATAAATATTTATTATCCATCAGCAACCGACAATTTTGCATCAATAACCCAAATTGGTTCAGCGTTACAAATGTCTAGTAATCCTGGTTCTTCTTGGACTAGATATTCTGTAACAACTGCTGCATTACCTGCTGATGTTCAAAAAGGTTTTGTTGTTTTAATTGACAATGTTAATACTCACACTATTTTTGTTACAGGTGTTCAGATTGATGTGGGTTCGGTTGCTTTACCTTTTCGCAGAGCAGGCGGAACAATTCAAGGCGAGTTAGCCGCTTGCCAGAGGTATTATTATAGAAATACAGATAGTAGCGGTGTCGCTTATCAAGGTGTAGGTCAGGCTATGTCTACAACAGTTGTTGATACCGCTTACTTCTTACCAGTAACTATGAGAACCAATCCATCTACCTTGGAAACTTCAAATATGGCAGTTTATGCTTCAGGTGCTACTAGAAGTGGCGGTACTTTTACTTTGCTATACGCAAATCAAAATACGCCCACAATTAGATACACACACGGATCGGCAGTATTTACAAGTGGTAGTGCGGCTTGGTTAGTAGGAAATTCAGCAAATTGCTATGTCGGACTAAGTGCGGAGTTATAAAAATGGATAATGTTACTTTTTTTACAGATGAATTAAATGGTTTAGTACACGCCATAATTGACCGAGGCAATAATGAGTTTACCTCTATGCTGAAATCAACCTATGATGAAATGATAGCGGCACAATCCACCCCAATTGTTGTTAAGGATGAGGAATAGTTTTACCAATTAACTATTTTTATGGCCACAATAAGAGAACTTACCAGCCCTAATGGTTGGCCAGCTGGTGAGGATCGTAAAGCTCTTGGCATAGAGTCTTTTACTGTGCCTGGTACATCTATAAAGTTTGCTTGTGCAAAAGCCGTTGCACCTTTGCTTGTAAATTTTGCTAAAGAATTTAATGACTTAGTTGAGCCTATTGATATTGGCCAATTAGATGACTGGGGCTACGCTTTCCGTATGACCAGAGGATCTGACAAAGTATTAAGCAATCATAGCTCTGGCACTGCCATTGACTTAAATGCAATTAAGCATCCTTTGGGCAAGTCAAATACATTTAATAAGCATCAGCGTAATACAATTAACCTACTCATAACTAAATATGGTTTGACCTGGGGTGGTAATTACAAAAGGCGTAAAGATGATATGCATTTTGAAATTGCGTTAGATCAAAATAAAGTTAAACAAAAAATAAAAGAGTTAGGATTAAAATGAAGTTAGATGTTAAGAAAAAAGAGATTATTAAGTCTTATCTAAGAAGCGTTGCCGCCGCATCTATTACAACTGCATTAGCTTTAATTGCAGATTGGAACGCTGAGTATGCGATTTTGGCAGGTGCTTTAGTTGCACCTTTGGCACGCTATTTTGATCCACAGGATGACAAGTTTGGCATCAATAGCTAATGAGTGTGAACGATTGGGCAGCTTTAATAATTTCACTTTTAACTATTGTAGGTGCGTTAATTGCCACAGTTAGATGGCTAGTAAAGCATTATCTATCTGAGCTAAAAGATGACGGCAATGGCGGCCATAACCTAGAGGGCAGAGTAAGGCGCATAGAGCAAAAACTAGACACGCTCTATGACATCCTCATAAGTAAGCAATAGTTCCTTTACCCTACTCAGATGAGAAGCTGTGTAGTAGTACCTTCCAGGGGCAGGCCTTTAAATGCTTACAGATTGGCTAAGGCATTTAGAGATACAAATGCAGAGGCAGATTTATTTTTTGTCATAGACAATGATGATCCACTCTGGTCTGAGTATGTAAGATTTGAGGATGAATTTGAGTATAGGTGTATGCCTGCAGAAAATAAAACAGGTGGCTGTGCAAAGTCTCTTAATGATGTGGCTGTTATTTTGTTGGATATTACTAAGTTTCCTTTATATGATTATTTTATTTTCATGGGTGATGATCACCTTCCTAGAACCCAAGGCTGGGATAAAGCCCTTGTGGAAGCGATAGGTTTAGATCAAGGTATTGCCTATGGTGATGATCTGTTGCAAGGTGCAAATCTGCCAACAGCTTTTGCAATGAGTAGAAATCTTGTAGCAGAGTTACAAGGTATGACCTTTCCTGGTTGCGTACATTTATTTTTTGACAACTTTGTTAAGCAATTAGCCATAGACCTAGATTGTTTAAAATATTTACCTGATGTGATCATTGAGCATATACATCCAGCTGCAGGTAAAGCTGAGATGGATGCAGGTTATCAAAGAGTCAATCAGCCTAAATGGTATGAGCAGGATCTTTTGACATTACAAAAATATTTAATAAGTTCAGAGTATGCGGCAATTGTAAGAAAATATAAATGAACATTTTGATTACAGGCTCACATGGTTTTGTGGGTAAAGCTTTTAGGCGTGCGTTGCCCTACGCCAACTTGACTTTAGTAGATCTTAAAAATGGGACTGATTGCAGAAATTTTTTTAAGCTAGAAACAAAACAATTTGATTTAGTAATACATCTTGCAGCTATCGTAGGTGGGCGTGTACAAATAGAGGGCAATCCTTTGAGCCTTGCAGTAGATCTTGCTATAGATGCTGAGTTTGCAAACTGGTGCATGGTAACTAGACAGCCTTATGTAGTTTATTTCAGCTCATCAGCTGCCTATCCTGTAGAGCTGCAAACCCTGTCAAAAAAACATAAGTTGAAAGAGAAAGATCTAAACTTTAAAAAGATAGGCGCGCCCGATTTAACCTATGGCTGGTCTAAGCTGACAGGTGAGACCCTAATGCACTATTTAAGAGAGACTGGCACTAAGGTCTTAATACTTAGACCTTTTAGCGGATATGGCACTGACCAAGATTTAACCTATCCTTTCCCTAGCATCATACAAAGAGCTATACTTAACTCAAATCCATTTGATATATGGGGCAGGGCTACGACTACTAGAGACTTTATACACATTGATGATGTCGTAGATGCAGTCATAACAATGGTCAAAAATGAGTGCAATCAAACTGTCAATCTTTGTACAGGTAGGCCGACCACTTTCCTTGAACTAGCTCAAATAGCTTTAAGGACATTAGGCGTGGACAAGATGCCTAAGTTTAACATCCTGACAGATAAGCCTGCAGGGGTGGCCTATAGGGTCGGTAACCCTGCCATGATGAGTGAGTATTACACGCCAAAAATAGATTTAGAGGAAGGTGTCCACAGGGCTATAGCAGGCATTGTGTGATTTACACTTATCCTATGGCAACTACACGCAAACGCAAAGTCAAAAAAAAGGTTGCGCCAAAACGCAAAACCACAAAAGACTCTGTACTTACTAAATTAGATTTTTGGGCTATTGCAGCCAATGAAGTTTATTTAGCTTGCAGAAAAGCTGGCATGAGTGAGGGCAACGCACTTGCATTTGCAATGGACAGATCAAGTTATCCTGATTGGATTGTTAACCCTACCGATCCTATTAAAAATCCTTTAGATGACTTTGATGAGGATGACGATTAAGCGCGACAAAACCGCTAATGCACGCTACTTAATTTGTAGTGATTTTCAAGTACCTTTTCAATTTGATGCGGCTATTGCTAACTTAAAAAAACTTGTTAAAACTTTTAAATTTGATTTAGTTTTAAATGTTGGGGATGAACTTGATTTAAATACTTTGTCAAAATTTTCTCAAGGTAAAGCTGAGTCATTTCAACAAACATTAAATGCTGACAGACAGTTATGCCAAGATATTTTATTCGATTTAAAAACAGATGTAGTTTCAAGATCTAATCATGGTGATAGATTATTTAAATCATTGATGGCTGTACCTGGACTTATGGAGTTACCAGAGCTGCAGTATGAGCAGTTTATGGACTTTGATCGGATGGGCATCTATTTTGCAAAAAAGCCTTTTGAAATTCCTGGGACTGACTTTGTCCTCTGTCATGGGGATGAGGGAAACATATCGCGTGTCGGCGGTTCAACGGCCTTGGGGATCGCACGCAGGTGGGGCAAAAGCGTAATTTCAGGGCATACGCACAGGATGGGTTACCAATGCCACTCAGAGGCCTTTAATGGCCGATTACAGAGGGTTTTAGTGGGTGTTGAGGTAGGACATACCTGCAACCTACAATCCATGTCTTATTTGGCTAAATACGGCCATTATGCCAATTGGCAGGCTGGGGCAGTCATAATGACAGTCAAGAGGGGTAATGTGAGCTTTGAAATGATCAGGTTTAACAATGATGGCAGCTTTACAGCTTTAGGCAAAGCCTTTGGGTAGTTGCATTTGTCAGTTAGATCTGGTTCAATTGCTTTTGTAAATGCAATTGACCTTGGAAGGGGTTAACATGAAAATAAGTAAGATCCAGTTTGAAGGTTTGACTGATGCACAAATGCAATGGGCTAGTGAGACAGATTGGTTAACTCAAAAAGATAGATTTGAGGACACAATTTGTTGGTCACATAAATACATTTATTGGGTAGAAAATTATGCCTCAGCTGTATTGGCAACATTGTTTTTACAACAAAATAAATATGATTACAGTATTTCTTATGACAATGCTATGGATCAATATTGTTTTACAACTGATTATGCAGGGTCTTGGGTGCGCGTATGATCATAGTTATTGAGAGTGTGTTACAAAGCAAGATAGATTTTAAATACACACAAGATACTGACAGCTATCTTGCAAGTACAACAAATGCGCTAGGCAGTTTTATGGCTGTTGGTAAAACACCAGATGATGCAGTGCGTAGATTAAAATCTAAATTGTTTGGTTTATTAGCTGAGTACATGAACAATCAAAAGGTGAACCATTGAACGCGTTAGCCTATGTTGAGAAAGGCTGGTTTGTTATGCCTTTAAAATCACAATCTAAAGAGCCATGTAAGTTTTTACGACATGGTTATCTTGATGCAAGTAACAATAAATCATTGGTTAAAAAATGGTTTAAAAATGATCCTAATCTAAACATTGGCTTGGCCATTGTGCAATCAAGTCTTGTAGTTTTAGATTTTGATAAGCGTAATGCCGTAAGCAAACAAGAGTGGCAAAACTATTTTCAGTGGTGCATGAAGTTAAATACACACACTGTCAAGACTGATGATGGTTACCACTTTTATTTTAAGGCTGATCCAAGCTTGCCATTTAAAGGTAAATTGATAGCTGGTATAGATATTAAACATAAAGGTTATGTTGTATTACCACCCTCAATACATCCTAATGGCAGTGTTTATGAAGTGATCAATGATGTAGATCCAATTGATTTACCAGATGGCTTAAGAAAGGCATTGACTTGGTAATTGTTAAGTACGACAAGATAAGTGGTGCGTATGTAGATGACACACGCAAACACTTTGTTAAAGCTTCTCTGATTAGAGATTACGCTCATAAATCTATGGGTGCTACTCAAGTCAGAGGTAGGCTCTCAGCTGCAATGGTTGAGGGTTATTGGTTAGACAAGTTCAAGGAAGCGGTGAAATATGAACTATGAGGCATACGGGTGGCTAGTTACCATAACATTGTTTGCGTTAGTCGGGTTAATGCTTTATGCAACCTGGTTTATTGCAATTGAAAATGGCTACGACAAAGGTTTTAAGAGTGGCTATAAACGCGGTCAAGCTGATGTTAAACAATCAGTATCTTGGAGACATCCATCATTGCGTGAAAGACAACTGAGTGCAGACAATGATTATTTAATGGACAAGGTTGTCAGCTTATGGGATAGGGAAAATAAGTAATGAAGCCTGATCTATCTCAATATGAGGATGCAGCCACTTTAAATAAGTGGTTTATAAACAATTACCCTATGGGCAGGATTGAACTGTCCATAGTGGAAATAAATCTTGACAAAGGCATTGTTATATTTAAAGGTAGTGTGTGGCGTGATAGTAATGATGCTGCACCTGCAGTAACTAACTTTGCAAAAGGTGAGCGTGATGAGTACCCAACGCACATGCGTAAATGGTATTTAGAGGACACCGCAACAAGCTGTATAGCTAGGTGTTTAATTTTGATTAAAGGCTCAAACAAGACTGCACCTAAAGAGTCAATGATCGCTGCAACTACATGGTCAGTAGAGCCAAAACCAGAGCTTGAGAGAAGCTTGTTAGAGGTTACCCCTGCGCCTGTAAAAACAGTTGAGGTTGACAATTTAACAGAGCTGCATTGTGCAGGTGGCTCACGCATGTTATACAAATCTGGCATATCTAAAACTACAAACAAAGAGTTTGCAGGCTATGTCTGTGTTTGTGGCAATAAATGTCAACCTGTGTGGGGATCACAAAGAGCTGATGGCACTTGGTTTTTTAAGGAGACTGTCAATGGGTAAATTAGAGATCATTGATGAGCATGGTGTTAAAGCCACCTTTACAGAGCAAGGCGTAATAGTAGATCTAGTGCCTAATCACCAGCTTTGCTTTAGCTGTGATGATGCAAGACTTTTAACCTTGGGTGATTGGTTAGTCTGTTACAGATGCGGATCTAAACAATGAGCTTTGACTATAAAACAGCTTTCCTTGAGGGTCACGGCTTTAACTGCTATGTAGCAGACCTTCTCAGGCATTTTGGAGTACCTGATGTTCAAGTGCCTGAGTTTTGGGATGAGGAAAAGGCAGTCAATAGATTTGATAAAACAGTCAATGAAAAAGATGTTTTGGTTGGAGATCTTGTTTTAGAGATTAAAAGCCGTAATCTTAAATTTGAGTCTTTTGAGGATTTTCCTTATGACAAGATCTTAATTGACACTGTACATGGATATGACTCAAAAGCAATTAAACCCTTTGCTTATGTGATGGTCAGTCAAATAACAGGCAAGATGTTTGCCATAGCTGGGGCAACTAGGCCTAATTGGAGTACAGGTCAAATACATGACCCACAGAGAAATGTTGTCTATGAAGCTTACTTTGCGACTAAACGCAATTGCAGGCCATTTATAGATCTTGTGGATATTCTGTTAGAGATGCAAAGTGACAGAGCCAGTCAGGTGTAGTTGTACAGGTAACTGGGTGATGCCAGGTAAAACTTGCACAGTATGTCTAAGGGTTGCAAAGGATAATATCTAATGTTAAGGTTCAATCGCTTTGTGGGGGGCTTACACTATAACTCAGTCAGACCAAGTGTAGTCATCTCTTACCTACTCAATGTTTTTAATTGGGGGGGTAGGGGGGGCTTTCCTAATAATCTAGTCACCCAAGTGACTATGTATTTAATAATAGTATTTAATGTATTTAATATAGATAAATCTTTTGCTAAAGAAAATATAAATGTTTATAAGCAGGAATACTTTAAACAATTAGATTACAACTTTGATCAATTCCATTGTCTAAATGACCTAGTTATAAAAGAAAGTAATTACAACCCTAAAGCTAAAAACGGCAGTCATTATGGGTTACCTCAAGGCAGATCAATCTATCTCAAGACAGCTACATATAAGCAACAAATAACATGGCACATCAAATACCTTAAACACAGGTATGGTACTGATACATTAGGTACTGCAAACGCATGTGGCGCATGGGCGCACTGGCTAAAGAAGGGTTGGCATTGAAAGATACAGATAGAGTTACAATAGGCATTTGCTCACCTGGTTATGTAGTAACAGACTTTCTGACAAGTTTATTAGATGTAGCAAGATCACAAAAGCAATTAGGTCAATTCATATCATTGCAGGGATCAGGTGTTATAAGCCGCTTACGCAATCAAGTGGTCTCAACCTTCTTAGATAAAACTAAGGATGAGTGGCTATTGCAAATAGATACAGATCAGCGATTTACTGTTGAGGCATTTAAAAAGTTATTGGCTGCAGCTGATGAGAAAGAAAGACCTATTGTGTCAGCGGTGGTACATGGTGGTTGGGAAGTAGGAGAGCCTTACCTTGAGCCTGTGCCATGTATATTTAAATTAGGTACAGACAACGGCCTGTTTGCAATACATGAGTACCCAGAGGACTCTATAATTGAAATTGATGCAGCTGGGACAGGTGCAATCCTGGTACATAGATCCGTCTTTGAGAGGTTTCGTAAGGAAGCTGATCAAACCCACCAAGGAGACAAGTGGGGCTATTACCAGGATATGCCATTGCACAATGAGTGGGTAGGTGAGGATCTACTCTGGTGTATCAGAGCTAGGAGTTTTGGATATAAACTATATGCTCATACTGGTGTACAAATGGAACATCAGCGTAAGATGTGGATAGGTGCTAAACAGCACAAAGACTTTGCACGCTTTAGGCGTACAAGACTACAGAGTGAGGAACAAATACATGGCGATAATAACAAGCAAGGTGACAGTAACAACAACAAGTCAATCAATAGTTAGTGTTGACAATGTGCAGAGAGATGTACTGCTACATGCAAAGCATGAGATTTATATTGGCAACAGTGGAGTAACAAGCACTAATGGTTATCTTATGGACAATGGTGATGAGCTACGCATGTCATTGGCTATTGGTGAGGATCTGTGGGCAGTTAGTGGTACTAGCTCAGGTACGCTGCATGTCTTGGTAAGTAAAGTAGATTAAAAAACGCTTGTTTTTTCCTATTTTACGCGCTGGCAGAATAC